TGTTTTTGCGGTCGGTGCGGCAACTGTCTTGCGGGCCATGCTTTGCTCCATCGGGTCTTGCAAAAAGGGTCGCCGGCGCGCGGCCCCTTTCGGAAGACCCGCCGGCCGGCGGGCCGGCGGGTTCCCCCTGAACGCTGTTGGGAACGTTCCGGGTGCCAGGCCGAAATCAGGCCAGCCAGGGAACGACGAGCAGCTCGGCCGTGCCCTTCCAGACGTTGGTCGCTCCGGCGGCGTTGCGTTCGGAGTTCAGGATTTCGAGCGCGGCGCCCTCCAGCGCCGGCGGCACCACCAGCAGGTTGGGCATGACGCCCAGCGGCCGGCCATAGTCGCCCTTGAAGCTCTGCATCGCCGCGCGCGCCGTCTCGTAGTGATCGGCGTCAAGCGTCTGCTTCGATCCCCAGGCGAACTGCCAGAAGCTGTAGCCCACGTTCATGCGCGCATCGGTGCCGTAGACGTACTCGTTGCGGTCGAACACGTTGTCGTCGGTCGGGCGGTCCTTGGCGATGATGTCGCCGAAATCGCGCCGCACCTGCAGGATGATCGGCTTGATCACCTGGTTGACGTCAAGCAGGAACCACGGCGTGCCCGCGCCGCCATCGGTGTTGGCGACCGACTGCGCCGCTCCGGCGGCGTCGAGCACCGGGTGATCGGTGTCGAAGAAGTACTGGCCGTCATAGCAGTTGGTGGTGAAGCCGGCCTTGAGCAGGTCCCACACCAGCCGTTCGGGCTTCGACACGGTCGACCGGCCGATCGCCTCGAACCGCATCGCGTACTGGCCGAGCTTGTCGGTCTCAACGTGATCGCGGTTGACGCCCACGGTCAGTTCCCAGGGCTTCTCCTTGATCGAGTAGGCGGCTTCCGACAGGTTCTGGACGTGGCGATCGCCGATCCATTCGCGCGCCTCGGGCAGTTCGCCCAGCCAGCCGTAGTCCTCCTCCATCACGGACGAAGGCACGCGGGTGGCGATGCGGTCGGCCTGGCGGGCGGCGACCTGCGAGATGCCCCGGCGCATCGCGGCATTGAAGCCGACGCGCAGGGCCTGGAGATTGGCGTTGTTGATGATCATGGCTGGTCAGCTCCTCAGGTCTCGACCCAGACGCCCAGGGCGTCCACGTCGCGGATGATGCCGGCGACCGAGCGCGTCGCGCCGCCATTGGTCTTGGCGACAGTCTCGTCGTCGACGACGTAGCAGCTGTCGCCGATCTCGGCCCGGGTGATGGCGTCGCCCGCCGCGCTGTTCTTCCAGCGGAACACCCCGCGCCGGGTGGTGACGGTGATCGCCCCGTTCGCGCCGGCGCTGTTGTCGGCCACGGCCTCTGCCCGGCCTACCGCGATCAGCGTGGTCGCCGCCGCGCCGGGCACCGCCCAGCCGGCCGCGTCAAGGCAGGTCAGCCCGCCGGCGAAAATCTTGGTCGCGCCCTTGACCGGGTGACCCTCCATGATCCCCTCGCGAACCGGGGTGTCGCGCGATGCTGCGAGCGCCATCAGAGCGCCTCCTTCTTCTGGCCGACAGCCTTGAGGCTGGCGGTGTAGTCTTCCTCGGACAGCCCCATGAGGGCGATGACTTGGCGATCGGCGGCGGACAGGCCGCCCTGCTGCTCGCCCTGCGGCGCCTCGGTGACGATCGCGTCGCCGTTGACCCTGGGCAGGCTGCCCACCAGCGCCTCGGTGCGCTCGGCGTTCTCCATGTGCATGGAGATGTAGGTGTCGCGCTGCGGCTTCACGCCGACGCGCATGTCGGCGATCGCGCCGTCGACGAACGCCTCGGCGGCGGCTTTGCGGCCCGCCGCCTCAAGCTCGGCCAGCTTGCCCTGGGCGGCGGTCAGCTCGCCCTGGAGGGCGACGTACTGCGGATGCGCGAGCACCGCCTGCAGCGCAACCGCGGCGCCGTCACTGCCGGCGGCGCCCTTCACTTTCGCCTCGACCGCGGCGAAGACCGCGGCGTCGTCGGCGTCGCTGGCGAGGCCCATCAGGGCGACCAGCAGGCCTTTCAAGTCCATGTCGATGTTCTCCGATGGCCCCTCCTCGCTGTGCAGGGCGACAAGCCCCTTGAGGTTGGGCGTGTTGATCAGGCTCGCGCGCAGCACGGCCAGAACCTTCTTCGCCTTGTCGTGCAGGATCACCGGGCTGATGCCGCGATAGGCCTTGTCGGCCATCAGCGCCTTGCCCGCGCCGGTCCATTCGACCTGGCCCCACAGACCGTCCTGGCGCACCTGCAGCGCCACGATCCAGCCGCGCGCCGGGGCGGGGCGGCCTTCCGGCGCGGCCAGGTCCGCCGCGTGGCATTCGTCGATCGGCAGCTTGTCGCCCGGCGCGAACCGCGCGGCCACGGCGTGCAGGTCAGGCGCGAAGTAGGGGCCGCGCGCGTCGCCGGTCTCGATCGATCCGGCCGCGCCCCGGCCCGCCGGCAGCAGGTGAACCCATTCGGGGATCGCTCCTTCGCCCGTGTCCGCAAAGTCGATCGCGGAACACAGCGCGGTCAGCGCGGCAGGGGTGGTCAGGGGTGCCTTCGCCATGACGGGCAGCTTTGCCCGTCGCGGCATGGGGAAACTATGACGACGCCGGTCGCCGTGTTCGCGCGCGGGGCGGGCGGCCTTTTGCGCGGAAAGCGCGACGGCGGGGCGAACGTGCCCGCTCCGCCCGGCAAAATCAACGATTCGTGTTGGCGGGTGGTCAGGGACGGGCGATCAGGGGCGCGTCGGCGATCCGCCCGCCAGCGCCGCGCCGATATGTTCTTCCACGATCTCTACAATCGCCTTCTCATCGGCCTGTGACACGCCCAGCCAGGTGCGCGCCGGAATGCGGCCCCAGGGGATCGGCCGGCCGATCGCGTTGGTTCCGAACGCACCCTCTGCCGCGCCTTCCTGCATCACGCGGGCGTAGATCAGCGCGGAGCCGATCACCACGCCGTGCTTCGACACCGTCTTGTGGATCTCGCGCGAGAGCCGCCGGCCCGGCCCGATCAGCGGCTGCGTCAGCGCGCCGTAGCCCATGCGGCGGTAGCGGGCGAGCGTCGCCTCGGTCTTGCCCGGCCAGCGCGTCCCGTCGGGCGCCTCGCCGCGCACGAAGCGGTCGCGCGTCGCCTGGATCATGTACTCGCCGATCTCGGCGTAGACGGGCGTCATGTCCGCCAGCAGCGTCTGCGCGCGCTGGAGCGCGGCAAGCGCTTCGGCGTTATTGAATTCTACATTGGCCATGGGTATATCCGTGAAAGTCGATGGCATGGGTCACCGAGGCCTAGAGCGCTCGGGGCGTTTCGGACGTGCCAGGCCATGGCCATCGACTTCAGTCCCGCGCTCGCCGAACGACGTAAAAGCTCTTCAGTCCGATAGAGCGCTTGCCCCCGCGCATTTCAAAAACCCCTTCGTAGACTTTGCCGCCGATCGTCTTGCGCAGGATGACACGCGGAAGCCCCCCGGCATCCTGGTCTCCGGGCCTGATCTCGTCCGGATCACCGACGATCTGCGGCAGCAGTGCGAAGTCTTCAGGCGTGATCGCGATCGCGTCCTTGCCGCCTGGGCCATGTTCGGCGCGAATGTGCCTGGTGAACTGCTTGTCGAGTGTGAAGTCGAAACCGGGCTTCCTGATGGCGGGATCGCCCAGCGCTGCATTGATTTGCCCGACATGATCGGTTCGCGCCAGCCCGAGCGTGCGCGCCGGCGGCAATGGCGCAAGGTCTGTCGCCCCGTCCTCGGTCCCTTCGAACACCCGCTGGGCATACCTGCGCAGATCGTCGGCTGTCGACGGCAGGGCGCGATAGGCGTCGCTGAGTATGTCGGCCTGCTGCGCGGGCAGGCTTTCGAGAAACGCGGAAGCGATGCGGTAATCCCATTTACCGACCTTGCCCGCGAGCAACGAAGTCCGCTGAACCACGCTCGCGCCCGGCGCATAGTCCCAGCCGCGCCCGACGCCCACCGGCGCGCCGGTTTTAGGATCGCGGGCGTTCCAGCCCGGCTCCAGCACCTTGCCCGGATCGCCGCCCATCCGCTTCGCGCCGGCCAGCGTGAACGCGCCGATCACATAGCAGCTGCAGCCCCAGTCGCTCGGCGGGTAATGCGTGCGCCAGAACACGTGGCCCGGTTCCAGCACCAGCCCGTTCCAGCCCAGGTGCTGCAGGCGCGGCTCAAGGCTGCCGCCGTGGCGATAGACCCAGAACCTGAACTTGCCCTCGGTCAGCTGGGCGAAGCGGCCGGCGGCGTAGCTGGTGTAGGCGTTGGTGCGATAGATCACGCCCGTGCGCCACGCCTCTCCCTTCACCGATCCTTCGCCGGTCCACCCTGTCCACCCGTGTTTCGCCACGATCGCGCGAAAATCGCGGCGGAAGGCTTCGATCCCGGTTCCCTCGGCGATCGCCTTGTCGACGGCGGCGGCCAGATCGGCAAGCAGGTCCGCCTTGGCCGCGCCGGCGACCATGAACGCGCCGTCATGCTCCGCGCCGATCAGATCGTCCCACGCCCGCGTCGGCGCCAGGTTGCCCAGCTTGCCGCGCCAGAACGCGAGCTGCTCGGCGAAGGGTTCGCCGAACACGCCCTTCAGCGCGGCGGACGGATGCGGGGGAGATGCGGGCGGGGCTTCAGGCGGCATCGCGCATCACCCCGTCAAGTTCGGCGTCGATTTCCGCGCAGATCAGGCAAAAGCCGTGCTGCCCGTGCGGGCAGGTCCGTTCCTGCGCCTTGATCGAGCAGGCCCGGCACATCGCGCCGACGCTGGCCACGTTCCCGCAGCCGACGCACGCGCCGAAGACGCTGGCGAACAGCCCGTGCATCGCCTTGTCGCGCTCAGCTTCCGCCTGCCTCAGCGCGTCAGCCCGCCACTCCGCCCTGGCCCGAACCTCATTTTCCGACAGATGCCGCGCCCGCGCGGGCCGGCGTCCGGGAATGTCGAACAGCTCGGGATCGAGCCCGTACTTGTCGATCAGCGCCATCCCCCGCGCCAGCGCCGCCGATCGCTCGCCCTCGCCGGTGGCGGGATGTGACGCCAGCCGGAAGCATGCCCGGGCGCGGTTGATGATCGCGGGGGAAGGCGCGTCAGGCATCGATCACCGCCTCGAACAGGTTGTCGCGCGCACCACGGCCTCCTCGATCAGCGCCCGGCGCACCTGATCTTGTTCCGCCGCCGTCCAGGGCAGATCACTCTTCCACAGCGCGAACAGCGGATCGGTGCCCATATCGACGCCAAACTTGCGCAGTCCGTGGACGTAGTGGAGCAGCCGCGCCGCCTCGGCGATCGGCAGCCAGTAGGCGTTCCACACCCAGTTGCCGTACCAGTCCTTGGCGCTGTCGTAGCGGAACCTGCGCCGCGACAGCGTGATGAAATCGCCGACCTGGCGAAATCGCGGCCCATTCATGTCATGCGCCGTCAGCTCCAGCGCGTCGGCGAACTGGATCGCGGCGGCGCGGCCGGCGAAGTCGCCGTTGTCGGGATCGTTGCAGGCCACATCGACCCGGATGTGCAGATCGGACACCATCAATCCCTCCCCAACATCGCCCACAGGCCGTTTAAGAAGGCATAAGAACCCCCTCGACCCGGTTCTGCGCCCTCGCGTGGCGGGCAGGCGCTCCACACGCCTCCTGCGGGCGATTTTGGCCTGTCGCGCTTCATGGTCAGTAGCTCGCCGCCTCGGCCAGCTCGACACTGACGTAAAGCGTGCCCACGCCGGCCGCGCCCATCGCGGTCAGGTTCATGATGTTGAGGCCCTCGTTCTGCGCCAGGACCAGCGGGTGATCGCCCGTGTCGTGCGCCAGCAGGTTGCGGTCGGACGGGGCGAGCAGCACGCCCACGCCCGCCGCCGGCGCATAGGCCCCGACGACGCCCAGGTCGTTGGTGTCGAGCGTCTTGGTCCCCGCCGTCAGCGCCGCCGCCGCCGAGATGCGGCAATCGACCGAGGTCAGCGTGTCATGGCTGGTGCGCAGCTTGGCGTTGTTGCCGACAAGCGCGATCGCCGTGCCGCTCGTGTCCGAAGCGGTGAACGCGCGGGCGACCTTGAGCCCCCAGTTGAGCTGTTGCGCGGCGGTGAAGCCGGTGGTGGCGACAAAGCCGACGCCGACCCGGCGCACCAGCAGCAGGTTGGACGAGATGTTGCGCAGCGAGAACACCGCCGCGTTCGCCGCCACGCCGGTCAGCGCGCCGGAAACCGCGCCGACCGAGAACCAGCCCCTGGCCTCGGCCGGGCGCAGCGCGTCGAAAGTTGCGTCAACGTCGGCGAGGTTTCCGGTCAGTCCCTGAACAACGGCCATGTCATGCTCCTACGAGATAGGTGAACCTGAAGGCTCCCAGCACCCAGGTCGGCGAATTCCAGTATGCGGTGATCGTGTCAGCGGCGGTGACCACGGCGGTTACGTTGACCTGGTCGCCCTCGGCCTCGTCGGCGTGGTCGCCCTTGCCGGTGTACGGCCCGGCCGCCTGCTGGATCAGCACCGGCTTGCCCACGGTCAGGCCCGCGCCGGGGATCGTGAAGCTGCCGGACAGCGACGGCGCCGCGCCAAGGTCCACCTCGACCGTGCTGAAGCCGATCGCCCCGGCGCTCGCCAGCGCGGCGATTTCCGCCAGCGTCAGCTTGTAGTTCACGCCGCCGCGCGAGATGACGACAAGGTCGCTGCCCTGGGCGGCCATCAGGGCGCGCTCGTCAGCCCGGCGATGTTGAACGACAGCTCCTGCCCGGTCGCCACGATCGGGTTGGTCGCGCCCG